CCATGCGAATTGAATTCAGGATATTGACAGATATCATACGGGACTTCACTAAGCCGTCTTATCCCTATGAAGTGAAGGCGGGAGAAGAAATAAAGGAAAAGGATTTTGATGATAAGGTGGATGTGATTCCAGTTTCCAATCCGAATGCAGCGACAATGGGACAACGCATTATGCAGTATCAAGCTGCTTTACAATTGGCACAACAGGCACCGCAGATGTACAACATGCAGGAACTGCACCGTCAGATGCTGGATGTCTTGGGCATACAGGATGCCAATAAGATTGTACCGACTGAAGATGACCTCAAGCCACTTGATCCTGTGGCGGAAAATATGAACATATTAAACGGGGAACCCATTAAAGCCTTTGAGTACCAAGATCATGAAGCTCACATTACAGTGCATTTAGCGGCTTCGGAAGACCCCGAAATGAGGCAACGGGCAGAAGCTTCCCCGATGGGACCGACTATTCTGGCTGCTTTGGATGCTCACGTTACCGAACATTTGGCTTACTTATACAGGAAGCAGATCGAAGAGGAACTCGGAACTCCCCTGCCGCCAATGGGAGAACCGTTGCCAGAACATGTCGAAAAACAATTATCAACCTTGGTAGCCGAAGCGGCACAGAGACTGTTAACCAGACATCGAAAAGAGGCGGAAGAAGAACGTATTCAAGAAGAGTTGAAAGACCCGTTAGTTCAAGCCAAGCTGCGTGAACTGGATATTAAAGAAAAAGATGTCGATAGGAAGGCACAGTCAGATGCAATGAAGCAGGAAGCAACTACGGAACGTGAATTACGCAAAGACCAACTGGAAGTACAGAAAATTAAATCACAAGAAAAAATTGCAGGAGCTAAGATCGGTGCTGATATAATGGAAACCATTATCGATGCAAAGATAGCCGAGAAGGGACTTTCCGCTAAACAGCAAGCGAAAGGTGCTGATGTTGGTGTGAGAATAGCTGAAAAGCTAATGGATAAAAATAAGGAGCAGAAAGATGGCAGACCTTTTAGGGAGTAGTTTTAGAGATGCCTTTCTTAGACGGATTAATGACGAGAAGGAAAGAATTAAGGAGCATCTTGCAGAAGGTAATGTTGAAGATTACTCCGCTTTTAAAAAATTAACTGGGGTGATTGAAGGTCTTAATTTAGCCGAAAGAGAATTTAAAGAAGTTTATGAAATAATAGAAAAAGGTTGAAATAAATTATTTCTCAGATATTATTATTTATTAAAAGGAGCAGTGGGAACGCAAAACCCATAATTTTGTGCAATAAAAAGGATGACTTATGACATCTGAAACAAACGTAGCTGAGATTGATACCGATCAAGAATCTCAGAATTCTACGCAAATGCCAGAACCTTCTGGTTATAAGATATTGATCGCACTCCCTGATATAGAAGAAGCCACTGAAGGTGGCATTATCAAAGCCGAAGAAACAAGGTACATTGAATCCGTTGCTACTATTGTTGGTTTTGTTCTAAAGACGGGTCCTGATTGTTACAAAGATCAAAAGCGTTTTCCGAGTGGTCCTTGGTGTAAAGAAGGAGACTTTATCTTAATGCGTACCTACACAGGTACTCGTTTCAAAATTCATGGTAAGGAATTCCGTTTAATTAATGATGACAGCGTAGAAGCTGTGGTCGATGATCCAAGGGGGTATGAAAGATTATGATTGAAGAAAAGGCAGAACAATTAGAAGAAGAGACCGATCTCGGTAAGGAAGATTTTGAGCTTCCCGTAATAGAGACTTCACAAGAAGAAAAGTTTTTCGGTAAGACTACCCAAATGAACAACGATGCATCTGATGATGAACTTGAAGTTCAGGTAGTTGAAGAAGCTGAAGCTCCTAAGGAAAATACTGACGAGATTGATTCGGTTAGTGGCAGGGTGCAGAAGCGAATCGATAAACTCAAGTATGAATATCATGAGGAACGCAGAGCTAAAGAAGATGCTCAAAGGATGAGAGATGAAGCGGTAAATGCTGCTCAAACTTTGAATAATCAACTGCAACAAGCCAGACAGATGGTGTCTCGTGGACAACAAGCAGTGGTTTCTAATGTGGCTGCCAAGGCAGAAGCACAATTAGAACATGCTAAAAGGGTCTGGGCGGATGCTACTGATGAAGGCGATAAAGAAGCCATCATTAATGCACAGGAAAAAATGTTGGAAGCTAAACTGCAATTGACGCAAGCCGATGCAGCTATAAAGAGACAACCGCCACCCATGCCACCGCAAGCACCACCGCAACAACAAGTACCACCGCAACAACAAGTACAAACAAGACCGCCAGAACTTGAGCCGATGGCTAAAGAATGGCTTGATAAGAACGAATGGTTTAATGCCGACAAAAAATTAACAGGTTTTGCAATGGGTGTACATGAAGATTTAGTAATGGAGGGTGTTAACCCTCAAACAAGGGAATACTACGATAAAGTAGATGCTGAAATGAAAAAAGCATTTCCCAACGATTTTTCCGTTTCCGAGTTGGATGAAGGGCAAACTGCTCCAACACGGAACGCAGCTACGATGGTAGCTCCCGCCACTAGAAATAATGGTGGGAAACCACGCAAAGTGCAGTTAACGCCCACTCAAGTCTCTCTCGCCAAGAAGCTTGGGCTATCAGCAGAACAGTATGCTAAACAAATAGTTAAGGAGATGAATTAATATGTCCGAAGAGCGTAATCGAGAAATCGAAGGTCGAGAGACCCATGAAGCTTCACGAGAAGATGAGAACAGAGAAGCTGAGAAGAGAGATGAACCCTGGGAACCGCAGAGTATTCTGCCTGACCCAGAGCCACAAGATGGATTTGTATTTAGATGGATTGCCACTTCCGTAAATGGCACAGTCTTGAATACGAATGTTTCAGCCCGTTTCAGAGAAGGTTGGGTAGCTGTAAAAATGGAAGATCATCCAGAGATAGCGGAAAACATTGTCCCTGATTATCATTCCCATTTTAAAGGCAACATTGAAATCGGAGGATTGCTCTTATGCAAAGCCGATGCTAAAACCATGAAGAAAAGGGATGAGTACTACCAAGAAATGGCAAAAGCTCAAATCGAAGCAACTGATCAAAATTACTTCCGTGAACAAGACTCTAGAATGCCCATGTCATCCGACAAGGACACTAGGGTAAAATTTGGGAGTGATTCTTAAAGCAGAATAGAGAATCACATTTTATGTAATTTAGTATTATAGGAGAAAAGCAGATGGCTACATCAGCAACACCCTATGGTGCAAGACCAATTGGTACTTTAAGTGCAAGCGGTTCCTACACAGGAAAAGTTCAGCACATAAAGATTGCAAGTGCATATGCAGTAAATATCTTCTATGGAGATTTTGTAAAGTTAGTAGCGGCAGGGACTATTGAAAAAGACGCTGGAACTACTTCTTTCACTCCATGTGGGGTATTTGTTGGGTGTTCTTACACCGATCCAAACACTAGTCAGAAGACATTCGCACAAATGTGGACAGCTTCTGTTGCAGCTTCCGATGCGGTAGGTTATATTATAACCGACCCTGCATTGGTAATTCAGATGCAAAGTGATGGGTCAGGTGCTCAGACTACATTAGGTAATAATGTATCTCTGGCGAACACCTCAGGCTCTACGACAATTGGCACCAGTAAAAACGCAGTAGACATTTCTACGGCTGTAGCTACTACAGCGACTCTACCATTACGAATCATTGATTTCGTTGATGGACCAGATTCGTCTGTGGGAGACAGCTATACGGATGTTATTGTTAAATATAACGCTGGGCACCAGTACGATAATACAACAGGTATATAGGAGTAATTCAATATGGCTATTTCAAGAGCACAATTGCTGAAAGAACTCCTCCCTGGACTTAATGCTCTCTTTGGACTCGAATACGCTAAGTATGACAACGAAGATGCAGAGTTGTATGAATCGGAATCTTCTGATCGTTCTTTCGAGGAAGAAACTAAACTTTCAGGCTTTGGAGCAGCTCCAGTAAAGGCTGAAGGCGGAGCGATGTCCTACGACAACGCACAGGAGGCGTTCACAGCACGCTATAACAACGAAACAATTGCAATGGGATTTGCGATCACAGAGGAGGCAATGGAGGATAACCTTTATGACTCTCTCTCTGCTCGCTATACCAAAGCATTAGCTCGTGCTATGGCTTATACCAAACAACAGAAGGCTGTTGTTCCATTTAACAATGGATTTACCAACTCATACCAATCAGGTGATGGAGTGAACTTGTTCACAGCATCAAGTGATGGTGTAACTGGCGGTGATGGTCACCCACTTGTTTCAGGTGGGAAAAACTCTAATCGCCCAGCTACTGCTGCAGACCTCAACGAGACTTCTCTTGAGAATGCAACCATTACTATTTCAGGTTGGACAGATGAGCGTGGACTGAAAATTGCAGCAAGACCAAATAAATTGGTCATTCCTACGAACTACCAGTTTACAGCAACTAGATTGCTGGACACTCCAGGTAGGTCAGGAACTGCTGACAATGACA